TAGGCGGATCGTTTCTGCGCGTTGATCTCGTCCTTGTTCTGGGCATAAAACTCGCGCCTCATAGCATTGATGCGGTCTTGCGGCTTTTTTCCATCTGCGTCATAGTACATTTCCTCATACTCGCGAGAATCGTACCCTTCGACCTCACTGTCATCAAACCGAATCGCATAAGTGCAATCACAGTTTGCATGGATATGTTCCGCATGACCGCCACGGATCGCTTTTTTGCTGGCTCTCTGCCAGCCTCTGGAAGCCAGCGTGATGCAGAAGGCACAAGTATCACCAACCGGGATCCATGCCCACTCAGCGCCATCACGGAGAGCATTCTGCATGGTTGTGTCCACCCCGGCCATCTTAACCAGGCGGCCAACCGCAGACGATACAATTTCATTGTTTCCGGTTTTCATGGTACCGACAACAGCCTTTGCCGTCTCCTGCATAGTTGCTGTGGCTGCTGGGACTGCCGGAGCAACTGATGCGCCTGTTGCCAAAGCCAAAGCATCATACATCTGAGCGGCAAGCTCTGCGGCTGCCTCTCCGTATTTGGTAGCCAGACTGTAACAGTATTCAATCAGCGCATCAACACCGGCCTGCGTAACTGTGTCATGCGTTTCAAGGTATCGGATAGCAAGCCGTGCGGCCTCATCATTAACCTTTCGCAGACTGGCGATATATTTAGACCAGACGCTCCTTGTGATCGTCATTCAATCCCCAGCTCCTTAAGCACCGCCTGACCGCGTGCTCTCTGTTCCTGCGCCTTGATCCGGCGAATATCAGCCTTGTCGAAACCGATCATCTCAAGGAATGTATCGGTTGTTGCAAAATTCTCACGAGAGCTTGCGATCTTGATCGCCGCGTCCGCAGTGGCAGCCACAGACGGCAATGCCGGATTTTTGAAGTGTGCCACAATGTTCTTCTGATCATCACTTAACGCTTCGATGGTTGTGTTATTTGAAATTGCCAGAGCCATCTGAGCAATGGTGCGAAGACTGTCACCGTTTCCTACGTTCATCTGTTCGGCCAGACCGACCAGCGTCTTGGTCTGCGCCTCGATTGCATCAGAACTGGTAGGATTCGCGTCATTCACTACGCCGGTATCTGTAACCGGAAGACCTGTTGCCGCAGAAAACTGAGTGGCCAGAACGCGGACCATCTCCACATGCGGACTGATATTACCCTGAGGCAGTTGCCCGAAGCTCGGCTTTTCTCCGGTTTCTGGGTTCGTTGTGGATGCAATGATGGATCCAACATACTGCCGAAACTTCTGATTGATCAGTGCATCATACTGATCATCCGTCACACCAAGCAGATATTTCTGCGGTGAGGTTGCAAACTCAAGGCCGATAGTGGCGTTGGCAATCGTCCTAACATATCCCTGAATCAAACGCCTCACCGGCTCTTTGATCCTAGACCGACCAAATGGTTTATTGCTGGTCGCATTCCAGATCAGCGGCTCCATAAGCGGCCTTCCCATTTTATGCGGAAAACGTTTTACGGTCCAAGTCTGATCAACACGCGCCATCACAATCACAGCATCATCGGTGTAGTAATTAATTAGGCTCGGTGTCCAATTAAAATCATTCGCATTATCCGGTACTGTGTCGATAATAGCGAACCCGCAGCGGATGCGCCCTTTTTCTCCGTTCCACAATGCCGCTGATGTCTGAGGACTGTGCCAGCGAATCTTGCACCCAATCGCAGAATCTCTGCTCAGAGTCGCAAAGGTACAGCCGTATTTGAGCTCATCGCGTGAGGACTTCATATACTCCGCAATCAGCCTGTTATCCGCTACCAGCTGATCGAGCTCTGGGACGTCATTTCCATCCGCTCCGACAAATCCATCAAACATAGATCTGGCTGCAAGAACGTCAACGCACTTCGCTCCCCATGAACATCCAATCTCAAGACCTTTCATGCCATCCGGCAGAGCAATCCCAAGATTGACAGATTGCAAGCTGACTTTTCCCTCATAATATTTATTCTTTTCAATATTGCCGGACCAATGGCTCTCAAAGACTGAAATAAGCTTTCCGAGCCAATAACGTTCATCGTCAGTCAGACCGGCGATGTTCTCCGGCTGGATATAAAAAAGCATTATGGCTTCCTCCTATCCGATCCGCATTTTCCGTGCGGGGTTTCGTTTTGTAGTCTTAGCGCCCCAGAGCGCAAGAGCGGCAGCTTCAACCGGTGCAGAATTTTCTCCACCGAAACCCCAGCCGCCACTAATAGGACGTTTTGTTGAGGTTATAGCGCTTTCTCTCAGCGCTTCCTGTCCAACATACCAGCTAACTGTACGTTCATTGACAGCGTTGCACAGCGTACTGGCTGCAGCGATAATATCACGGCCGCCTGGACGAATCACAGATCCCTTTACTCTCCAAACATCGCCGATCTTATCAACCAACACATCAGCACCGTTTCTGCCATCAATCACTACGCAAGCCGCTTTTTTCTCCCGCTCATTGAGCCAGTCTGCAAGCCATTGCATACCATGCCCGGTTGGCTTTCGCTGGATCATCGAAATACGAGCGGCACCGCCTGCCGGAATCACTGCACCGCAAAGAACAACCTCAGATCCATCCGCTGTGAATTTAACTCCGTATGCCGTCTTTCCTTCCGGCTTCATATCTGCACTTTTACATGCATCCCAATCTTTAGCAGGAATCGCATAGTCTTCTTTATGATCAACCACAGGCGTCCACCATCCGAGCCGCTCACGCGCAAAACCGTCCTTGCTCATTGTTTCAAACTCATTTAGCACGGTTTTTTCTGCTATTCTGTAGCCCATCGCTGGATTTGTCTGATATGCAAATTCAATTGCTTTTTTACTGTCTGAAATATCATTCAAAACATCTTTTATATCAACACTCCACTCAAGCCACCAAACGCCGCCAGGATCATTGCTGTGCGCTGTATTGTGCATACTTGCAAACACAGTTCCTCGACAAGATGGGCTTGGCGGAGTACCAATATAAATCTGCTGAGGCATTCTTGCCCCATCTTTAAGATCAGAAGCGGCAGAAATAACAGGTAACATTGCTTCCTGCTGATCTACCGTTAGCTCTTGCGCCTCATCAATAATGATGACAGAATATGTTCCGCCACGCGATCCGCTATTTGTTCTTGTGGCAAATTCAATACTGCCGCCTTTGTGAATTAGTCCGTTATCATCTTTCCAATCTTTAAAATAAACGCCTTCATAACCTCTTGCGTGACTGATCGACTTAACATCATTAACAAAGTCTGGAAATCTTTCTGGACTCTCAAAAAGATTACATATCTCTTTGAACATCTTATTGGTTGTCGTACTGTGATGAGCGGAATAAAGAACTTCACGATGTTCAAATACGCTCATATACACAGCATAAAACCGTGCGGCATAACTTTTCCCATTTTGACGAGGCTTCGATATTCCAATAGTCAAAGCGGCTGGAGCACCCACCTGATTCCTTGCCAATAACAGTTCCATTTCATATTTCTGAGATGGATAAAAGGAAGCTCCAGCATCATCTTCAAACATGTCTACAACTTCATCGCTTAGTGAATAAGCATATTCACCAACACGCGAAAAAGTCGGCATCTGGTTACCGGTTCTCATGTTTGTTTTTTAAGCGATCATGTTTTGAGATTTTCGGCTTTTCATCCGGCAAGGCTTCAATTTCAGCCATAACCTCCATGAGTCGCTTTGAATTTGATGCCATATCACGACCACTATCACAATTCTGAATAGTTTCAGCCAACTTATCACGGAGCGCAATCAATGTGGCTCTTTTATCTCCACTCTTTGCGGCAGAAATAAGATCAGTCACACTATCACCTCCATGCGATCTCCTTTCATGGAGTTGCATTTCATGTGAGCCAACTGAACATTATCCCATGTATGATTTCCGCCTTTTGAAAGTGGAATGATATGATCAATCGTTGGATATAACAGCCCACATCCTTTACCGATAAAGCTTGATTTCTCTATCGGTTTTCCGCAAATCTGGCAAATTCCAAAGTCTCTTAAAATAAGCTTTTTTAACGAAACGTCTGGATCATATTTTACGTTATACGCAATCGCTCTTTCATGATAGTGATGACCTGACCCAATTCTTCCGTTTTTACTTTTTTCAGCTTTAACACATCTTATCCCTAATCTGTAAAGCTTCCTGTCAATATTGCACACGTTCATGTTATATTTACGTGCAATTTCAAAGCGAGTCATTATTTTTGCTTCTTCAAGCAACTCCATATCTGTTATCTTGGATTCAGAACCGCCGCCTCCGTTCCCCTTGAACTTGCGACCGTCTAATTGTATGCCCGCTTTTCTAACTGCCCTTGCAATTGTTTCTCTGCTACATCCGCATATTTCTGCGGCCTTAGTCTGTGACCGCGTATCAAGATAAGCTTGAACACAGTCTTTCTCATTGTACTTTGTAGTAAACACGATTATTGCCTCCTATAATCTGCCCAATCAAAATATAAAAGAGCACGGAAGCGCTTGGGCGTGCGTTTTCAGGTGCGACCCTATCCATGCTCTTTTATTAACTTGTAATACTAGCCATGTGGAAAAACGTATTCACCGCGCTCGGCGCTGGCGCACGTTGGTCGCCGCCTTGGCCTGGCGGGTACCCTCCCCACCTCTCACCAATCGCCGTCAATGATGTTCATGCTTTGACCGGAAGGGAAGGTCATTCCGGCCGATTTCGGTAAGGCTGGCAAGATTTTATTGCTTTTTGCTTGATTGCAACAATAGTGCGCCGCTTGGAGGTTTGTCCAATCTCTGGCCGTAGCTTCTGGAGAATCGTAACCAAATTCACGCCATCTGCTGATTGGCCTGATCTCATCGATTACAAAGGACAGGGGATGGGTTGAATTTGACGGCTCGTCATAATGGATCGGTCCCAGTGCCCCCCGGCAAATTCCGCAAGGCGCAGCCATGGCTTTGAATCTGGATCGGTACTTCCGTCTTAAATTACCGTTTGCTGATCTCGGATTACTGGCCATGACTACCACCGAAGCTTTCAAAAAGGAACCGGCAGCAGAGCAACTGCCATGCGTGGAAAGGTGACGCATGAGCGATAGGAGGTGAAAGGAACACATGAAATCCCTGAAGAAAGATGAGTGAAAAGAAGAAATGAAGTGTTGCCCTTTTACTGCCGGTTAGAATCAGAATAAAAGAAAAGAGACAAAGGATTGTTCCCTTGCCTCTTATCTCATGTTACACTATAGCACTTATTGAATATAACATTCTATAACATCTTTTGATTTATGATTGGATCAATCGCTTTGAGAGCAGAACCGTGAAGCCTGGTAACTTGCATATAAGAATAACTGATTGTGTTTGCAATCTGATCCCATGTGAAGCCGTTGAGATATCTATATTTCAAGATATCACGATACCGCCAGTCTTCAAGCTCTTCAATTGCCGTTATGATCTCCAGCCGAATCGTCATCGCCTGAGATACATGTTGATGGATGAGCATATCAAGTTCGGCAAGTTCATCATACTTGTGAGGATCCTTTGTTGATGATACTGATTCGGTGTCCATAGCCGCTGTAATCTTAGTGAGCCGATCATATACATCTTGTCGCTCTTGAAGCAATGAATCAATCCGATGATCAGCATTGATGTATCGCCGCAACCATTGTTTAGCAGTCATGTTATCAGATCCACTCCGTACTCTTCGCGTAATGTGTCGACCAGATCCCAAAGGTTTATCCGACCTTCGGCAGCTTCTTTGGAAAGCTTGTCAAGCCGGTTCCATGCGTGTTGGATTTGATCGATACTGAAATCAAAATCATCTTTCAATACCATCAAGAAGATTGCCATAGCAAGATGGATAGATTCATCACGGATCTTGTTTGCATCAGCCCAGCTTAACGGCTTCCGTTTTGGATTGATCTTCTTTGACTTAGCCATGTTTTTCGATGAAGATCAGTGACCGTAACCGCTCAAGCTTCTGCTCCCGGTATTGAGCAATACGGTCAAGAATATCATGATACATCACCATCTGATCCAGAGTAATGAATACATCTGCAATCTCTTCGGCAATGTGATCGACGTTATCAGCTCCATCTTTGTTCTTGCAAAGCTCCTTGATCAGTTCGCTCATTTCCTCAATGGCTTTTGTGGCCTGATGGTTATAGCCGAAGTAATACAGAGCATCTTCAAAGATTTCGTTTTCTTGTTCAATGGTCACTTTCTCAGCCTCCTTTTTCCAAGATAGTCAAGATCATAGTTGCGGCATTCATCTTCAGACAGCCTTCGATTGTATAGAAGAATATTATGATATTCATTAAGAACATCATCATCATGAGCAACATAACCTTCCAACGGTTGACAGCCGATTGAAAAGACTCTGAGCCTCATGCCGTAAGTATAAAGAATATCTTCTTCCACAGCTTACTCCTCCTCAAAAAATTCAAAATAGCAGCTGTAGCAATGCCGGTATCGCTTCCCGTTATGCTCCCGAATCTCAGATAGCGCACCGCCGCACCGGCACCGCATTGGCTCCCATCGGTTGCAAGCAGCGCCGTCATCATCCCAAGGGCAGTCATCGTTTGAGCAGTTATCGCATGATCTCCAATTGCACATCACTCAGCCTCCTTCTTCACAATATCAAGCAACCCGCGCTTCATCTTGTCCATTATTTCATTTATCATTATCGGGACGGGACAAAATCTTTCACCGTGCATAATGGAGTATTCGACGCAAAGCGGTTCACCTACGCTATGCAATTCACCGTGAGTATCGTAATAATCGTGATACAGGACAATTCTGTATCTTTCAAAAGGAACAAACTCATTCATGCTTCTCCCTCATCGCTTGCCGGAATGACGGTTGGGAATTTGCGAACATAATCAAAAACCCGCATCCACGAATCATAATCTTCCATGTCGTTTACAGCATTGACTTGTGCAAGCTCAATCCTGATAGAATCAAGAATCCGCTCCCGGTCTATAAGTCCATGCGGCGGGACGGGAATGACATTAAAAACATTTCCAATTCCGTCAACGCACGTTCCATCTTTATGCAACATCAACACACGCACATATTCCCCGTCAGGGATCTTTGCGCCGGGGATGTATATTCCGCTCATTTTTTCAACTCCCATGCTCATTCCTCCTTCGGCGGTTCTGGCATATAAGGAACACACTTCCACGTCACACCTTTTATCGCATTGAGCATCGTTTTCTTTGACACACCATATTTGTCAGCGAGTTTTTGAAATGATGTTCCTTTATAGGCACGTTCCCATCTTGCATCTTTGACATCTTTTTTCGTCAGTTTAGAACGTGCTTGTTCTTCCCCTACTTTTATAACATTTCGACCTTTTCGTTCTCTGTCGGCTACGTTATCCGCTCTCGTTCCCAAGAACAGATGTTCCGGGTTAATACAAGATGGATTATCGCATTTGTGGCACACTTCAAAGCCGTCAGGGATTTCGCCTTTCCATGTGATATATGCCAATCTATGCGCTCTATCAGAATGTCGCGTTCCATCGGTACGGCTACCGACTATCGTATGACCATAGCCGCCGCGCTTGCATCCAGTCCATTCCCAGCACCCGGAAACGGGGTTTACTCTCATGTTGGATTTAAGCCGTTCTTCTATAGGCATTGTAGGCATACCGCGCTTTCTCGCGCTAAAATCAGGCTTCATTCAATCCCTCCGTACTTGGTAGCGGCATCCAATGTGTGATGTGGGTGCAGTCCTCCCATTCGGTGGTCGGCGTATCTTCTGCCAAAAGGCTGACCAGGTCGATAAGATCGGTGTATACGGTCTTGCCGCCGCTCAATGTGATTTTAGCGCACTGGCTTGCTATGCGGATTTTTCCGTCAGAATCGGCTATCAGCTTCCCGACAAGGGAGCCATCCTCCGGCAACCGCTCCGTCACCGGAATCCAGCGAGGAATAGATTTCTCAAGCTCCTCTATGGCATCAGCGGCATCATAGATCAGCTTGGCATAACCGGTGTCGTATTCGTCAATGCTCCGTAGGTTTT